GGCTAATGTTAGTCTTTGTCCATAGTGAAATAACTACGGTTGCTGAAAATGGCGCAGCAGCTATAGGATGAAACGAAAACATCAACTGGCCTCAAAATCTTCGTATTCCTGCCGTTTCAAAGCGCGTTTTTTCTTTAGTCGCACTTCTGCTTTTCTGGTTGCCGGGGTATTATTTTCGGCAAGATTCTCCATCGCTTGTTGGTATTCCTGTTCAGCTTGGTATTTGGCAATTAAAGTTGGTACATGTAGCGCATTAGCTACCCGCCGGATTTTACTGCTTTCGGATGAAACATCACCACCCGGCTCAATTAAACGATTCGATACCAATTCTTCAGCAACCAGCACACCATCCCGATAAAAGCCAATACCAACAGTTGATCTTATAAAATCACCTTCGATATTTACTATGTATATTTGTTTTTCAGTAATCATTTTCCAATCCATCCGGCACTTCCGGTGCCGCTTTCCTTAGAGTAAAGGCTCGTTCCTGCACCACCGTCGCTACGCATAAATATTGATCCCTTTGCTGCTGTTACCGCACCTTCCGGGGTTCCTGTGCCAAATAGAATCTTTGGGCCGCCATTCATATCAATACCCTTGCCTGCGGTTGATATAACGAGATTACCGGATTTAACCGACACATCAGAATCAACCTTCAGTCTTTCTATGTTATTGGCGTACAACGACATGTAATCGCCATTGTGATTGTAAAAAATCTGACCAATATTTAAATCGTCTTTATCAGCAAAATTTACAATAGACGCTCCAGTTGCGCTTCCTCCTTGAATGGTTATATTAATAAAACCAGCAATGTTGGAAGTACCACCAAACAAGCCCATTGTTCCCGCTCCAATGGTTTGATATGCGGTAGCTGTGTGTTCTATATGAAACGGGGCTTTTGGTGTTGTTGTATTTATTCCAACATTGCCATTAGCGTCCCGAAAAATCGCTTTATCGGCGGGATAACTTATAAAAACATCTTTGTTCCCCGCAGAGAAATTAACCAGCGCATCAGAATTTGAACTTCTCAGAACGGTGGTTCTTGCCAAAGTATTTGCGTTATAAGTCCCGGTACCCGTTTCCCACTCGGACGCATCAGGATTGGCAATGGTGTAATAGGTTGTAACAGCGTGAGACAATGCAGAACTGAAAGTAACAAACGACGTACCTGCGCCCAACAGGGTGACTGTACCTGTACCGGTGGTTATGGTTGTTTCCTTAACCCGGTCAGCGAGGACAAAAGCCATTAGCCTATTCTCACAATCGCATTAAGGGCATCGGCGGTGGGGAATTGAATTATTAAGTCCGCCGCTGTTCTGATCTGGTTAGTACCGAAATCCAAGACCGCTACTGCTTCGTTATTGGCGGTGTTGTAAATTAACGCACCCCTTGCGGTCAGGGTAACGGTTGAGAATGTCAGGTCAGCGAAATCCGCATAAGCGGTGGTTCCACCCAATACGGGAGTTACATTTGTCAAAGCTGCACCACCCGCGCTATATCCGGTACCGGTTACTTCATCAGTCGTTGAATAAACGGTGGTATCTGCCGTCAGACTGGCATTATCGTCGTATAAGGCTAAGTTGAAGGTACTACCCCCGACCGTGAAGTCGTGCTTGGCTTGTAACAGTTCCTGTTTGAAAGAATTTGTGACGTAATTCCCGCTAAAGCTCATCAGCCATTCCGATACGAGTCTGTCTTGTTACGGCCTTCGGCAATAACCTTCAAGGATTGTAATGCTTCTTTATAGCGTTTTTCATAGATTTCCATAACATCTGGATCACCTTTTTGAAAGGTATATGCTTCTAACAAACAGCCGTATAACAAACAGGACTCTGCATTAGTCCCCAACCACGACGTAGACGCATCGACAATCGAAGCCGGGCGATAAAAATAGCGTAGTTCAGCAGAAGGCTTGCCCGATGATGTTGGGCCGATCAAGAAAAAATTATCATCAAAAATGGCATAATACTTAGGATCACCAGTAACCGTCGCATCAGGATAGGCTGCATAAATAAAACTCGCTTCTTTGAATATCAAGTATGTGTACTGTTCAGTGGTCACTGGATACCAAGCAAGTGAATATGGCGCGATAAAATCTGCTGGAATAGCAAGGTACTTGTTGCCTATGGAAAACCTGCCAATTACATTCTTGCGGAAATTAGGCAACTGGGCATTATTCAGAATCCGATCTTCAGCCTGCTTGACTATGATAGGTAGATTGGTGATTAAGGTTCCTTCATCCGAAACGACATAATCCTGAATCGCCTGTTTGAGAGTTGTGTAGGTAAATGCCATCAGGATACGCTCACAGTGCCCACAGCGGCGTTTATGTCCATACCCACAGTACGGCTACCAAAAACAGTTAAACCGCCGCCTACGGGGTTCCACGCACTCAGAGCGCGGGATACTGCAAGTTCCTTGTCCGGGCGTGGATCATCGAGGGTTTGATCGTCATTGGCGTCTACATGGCCGATTTGTAATTGTTCATGGTCTATATCCAGCATTTCACGGCTCACTAAAAGCCCGGTCGAAACGCCGTTTTCAAACTGCTCAAACAGTTCGGATAATGGAACTTCTTGTCCAGACCTGTCGCAATAGCCATAGGAATGTCTGCTCAAAATCTATACCCGCCCGGAATCACCCGCAGGGAGGCTTTTTCTCTGGAAGAATCCGCTGCAAGGTTCCATTGTTCATCATAAATGCTTTTTAACATCGGCAGCTTCGCTGCTGCTTTGGGAGTTTTTAGGCCAATGTAATAAGCCAGTCCCGCAACCAGAGCCGGTAAATACCGCGCTGGTACATCCATTGTATTTGAACCCGGTTCACCGGTGTCCTCGATACGTTCCATGTAATAATAATTAAAATTATAGGTTGCCGCCGAATCGGGTACCGGCCACATGTTAACAATAATTCCGGTGGGCGTTTGTTCAACCCAATACTGAATAGGCCGACCCTGATCCAGCTTATTTGTCTGGTGAGCGTAATGGCTAACCGAAACCCGCCGCATGGTTAGGTCGGTTTGGAGTGAAGAAGAACCCGCGTCCGTTCTCAACAAACCTTCGATTATATCCAGTTTTTCAGCACTGAGAGTATAAGCACCAGTACCTGCGGTGAGTAATTGGGTGGCGTTTTTGACCGCCCACAGATTTAATCCCTTGTTCTGCCATTCGAGCATTAACAAGTCGAGACTGCGCCTAGCCGATTTGTAATCGTAACCAGTGCGTAGTTCAGAATCTATCATTTCATAGGCTTCTTCTAAAATCTCCGTGAGGTCTAGAGAAAATGCCCATGTTCCTGAGGCAACCATCAGCCGCCCTTACCGCTGTTTCCGAAAGTACCCCCGCTACCACCTTTACCGCCTGCCTGCCCATACGCCGGTGGACTATACGAGGATGGGTTATATTGACCGTATGCTGGTTGACCATAACCGCCTTGTGCTGCTGAAAATCTTTGTAGAGCAGGTAATCCACCGCCTTTACCGGGTGATTGAGAACCCTGAAACTGTGAAAATTGTGAATCCAAAGTCGATTGGGCAGGTTGCTGTAATTGATCCAATACAAAAGGAGGGGGAGCAGTAAATGCGGGTTGCCGCATGTTGATTGGTTCTTGATAGGGGGTAGATAAGTAAGAAGGAGTTTGTAGCGGCCCCGCCGGTGCTGGTGTGTTGGTGTAATCTACCGAATTTACAGGTTTTCCAGTTAAATAAGATGGCGGCTGCATTGGCCCGCCCGGTGCTGGGGTATTGGTATAATCAATCGGATTTGTTGGTTTTCCAGTCAAATAGGATGGTCGCTGAACCGGGCCAGTTGATGCGCCGGAAAAATCCGGTGCTTGGGGTTTTGCAAAAGACCCCGGCCTGCCGGGATAATCCGGCACAGATGGCGCCTCTCCGGGTGGTCTCATCTGTACAGGGGTACCGGGCCGATAACTTGAACCCATGATAAACGGCGGCTGTGGGCCTGCAACAGAATACCTCTGATTATAAGCCGGAGGCTGCGGCGGTGAATTTACAGGTCGTCCGTAAGTCGGCCCTAAAACCGGGCTGTCTGGATATGTTGCCATTGTATTCTCCTAGTGTTTGCCTTTACGCCAGCCGCGATTTATGGCAGGACTGGTAACGCGTAAATTTGACTGTTGTTCGAGGTTTGTCGTGATTTGTGATCAATGTCTTTACCATCGCCCTTTTTAACTTTCCCGGCTTTGACCATCTTCCTTCTCGCTGCATTGCGTTGTGCGCGGCGTTTTTTCTGCTTGGGTTTTTTATGGTACGATTTATATTCACGCTTGAAATCGCGTTTTTTAGGCATTGGATTTACCGTCCACAAACGGCGGTGGGGTCTTGCCGCTCATCTCACTGACGAACCAGCGCATGTAGTGGGCTAATTCTCGGTTCGAACGGCTGGTCTCACGCCGTAGTTCGACCATTTCGGTCGAAACTTTTGTCGAACCAAAACCAAAATCGTCGGGGTTGTTGTGCATGTGAATTACCTGATCGTGTTTATTTAACGATTTATCGGCCTTGGCCTCAATGTGTTTAGACCGGTTCATCAGAATTTTAAGTGCACGTTGCTCCAAAAATTACATTGCCAATTATTAATCCAGCAAACCATTCAATCGTGTCTGCATTCATCGCAGCGCCCTTTATTTGTTAATGCCAATTTTTCGCTGCGACACGGGTTAAAAACAATCCAATAACCCGCGCATCAGACATGCCTCGATCTGCTTCAAGCGGGTTATCTTCCTTGTATAACTCGAAATTAACGCTTCTTTTTGTTGGGCGGTTATATCCACCCTGTATTTGGTTTCGATAATTAAATCTTCCAGATCGGCGATCTGCTCACGTACACTGCGTAAGCTGCGATCATTCATTGAAGCGACGATTTCAGTTCTGCCAGTTAAGGCAATTTCAATGATTTCTGTGTGCTGTTCCAGAGCTAAAGACGCTGGCTCGAACCAACTGTAAACGGGTAGAACCCCTTGCCAGATTGCAACTACAGCGGCAACAACAGCGCCGCTTGAGACCAATGTTTTCTTGAACAGCGACCATGAATTAAACGCCCGTATGGGTTGCATTTATCGGATTCCCCGCCATTCCAAGGAATAGTGGTTTAAATCATCCTCAATCCGTTCGGCTCCGCCGAGTTCATCAAAAAAATCATGCAATTCGTCATGACCGGTACCGTCCTGTAAATAAACCCCGTCCTTGAAGATATTGAAATCCTGACCCAACTTGTACAAGTGAGTAGAGTTTTTATGTCCACCATCAGCGGTGTTGGCAGCTTCTGATACCGCGCCGCGCCCAAAAGACAGTTCATAACCCAGTTCATAGGCATGGATAATCAATTTGCCTATCATCAAGGTGAATTTACGTTGTCTATCGCCTAATTTACTCATTTCTTTTTCTTCTTACGTGCGTAATATGCGATAACTTGCTTTCGAGTTAGAATCTTACCAGTCGGGGATTTAAACTTTCCGTTTTTCATTTTTTTGAACGGCATGGTTTTTCCTTCACTTCCTCGGCTGTCTCAATTTTCCTGAGCAGTACCGAAGCGTTGTGTACGGACTTTAAGCCGTCATAGCGGATACCTGAATCTAATAGGTTTGCAAGTATTTGTAGCTGTTCGTCAGTAAGTTCCAGTACCCTCATGTTGGATTTATTCTCGGAGTGACAATAGCGTCTACTGCTTCTTGGTGTTCCTGTCGCCATACAAGACTTTTGTACCATTCGATTGTCTGTTGTTTAACCTCCGCAGGAGTTGCATTACGTGGATTTCCAGTGGCGGTTTTTAGATTAAGTCGCTTACCAAAAGTCTTGGCAACTCTTTTTGCGTTTTCGGTTGAAAAGTTGATTGTTTGTGTCGGCATAATTCTTCTCCTATGCGGTTATCAGTCCGAGCGATACCAAAGCGGCCTTTAATTCAGCGATTTCGTGATCCTTTGCTGCAATCTCTTTCACATGCTGCCGCTTCACCCCTTCCAAAATTTCAGTGGGCGTTCGGCGGTTTAGATTGTTTTCTGATGCTGTAGCCCAACGAATGTTCCCGATCTCATAGTTTCCATCATTGTCTATACGATCAAGTTGATAAGCCTTCGTGGGCCTGTCGCCGATATTTTTGCGAACCAGTCGAGTTGCCTCTCCAAGATCACCGCCAAGTGAGGGAAAGAATCTAATACCACGACCAGCATAATTAATATCAACATTGCAACGATTTTTAGCGCCATGTAATACAAAATACAAATAATCTTTCTGCCGAACGAAACCGTGTTTGACTCGTGCATCTGCTGAATGTTTTTGGAAGCAAGCCGCACATCCTTTAATTTCTCCACGTCTTAATGCTGATAGTCTAAGCGTGCGCGGCTGACTATCGCCACATAGACACAACGCTTTAACCATTGTCGCTTTATTGCCATGCTTGCCATATATCTCGGTGAAGGAATCAGAGACAATCTTGTGATTATTTACAAACTCACCCGCAGATGCTGTAAGTGATGCACCAATCACGCTGTTATTAATCCCAAACTCACTAAGGCGCTATGGATTCCTGCTGCGGTGACAGCTATCCCCGTTTGCTGTGCTATGGCTGCGGTGCCGTAAAAGCCAACTTCCGGCGCACCTGAAACGCCACCAAATTCCATGCAATTTTGAGAGCCGCCCACCAACACACCGACACTCGTTGCTCTCCAACCTAAGCCCGAAGTAAGGTCAACGCGATTGGCGACCATAGTCGGATTCGTTGCACTAGGAGATTCACTCAATATTGATGGGCCTGTTCCTAGTACAGCTTCAATTGAACCCGTCCGCAGTTTCCATATATTGCTACCACCTATATAAACCCCAATCCCATTATCAGCATATTCAGCGAAACCAGAATCACCATTACCAAACATTATGCCGCTGGTTGCACCATAGGTCATTCCCTTGTCTACTACTATCTGGCCTATGTTATCGCAACTGAACATGCTCGTACCACCCACCTTAATATCCAGCGGATAAGAAGTCCCCGGACTTGCGGTATCGGTCATGTTGATTAACAGGCCGGTGTCATTTCCCGCAGCCTTGTTGGTTTCATAGTTCAGCGTGAGCGCGGCTTCATTGCCGGTGGCCGCGTTTAATGTTATCGGCAAAACCGCAGTATCACCCGCTTGTGGTGAAATCAGTTGGGGTGTGCTTTCATTTAAGCAATATAGTTCAAGGGCTGCCATAATTTTTCCTTACACCGGGTTAAATCCGGTTCCTGCTGAATTGAGTACGGTTGCTGACACAGTAAATGAAGTACCACTGGAATTTAAAACCTGTAGTGGAACCGTAAATGAAGTACCGCTTGAGTTCAGTACAGTAAATGTTGCTGCGGCCCCGCTGTAGGTGCCGCCGGATAAGATATTCCGCGCTACCGCCGCTGTAACAGGACGGGCTACTGGCATAACCAGAGCCATTAGGTTGGCCGATTACCCGGATTGGACATAATCTGCCAGCGCCATGAAGGTGCTGTACCCGCCGTTGCATTGGCACGTACAGAAACCTGATCACCAAAATACACATTTACCATGTGTGAAGCGGTAAATACCTGTTCAGTGGTACCGTCAGTACCGCCGTAAACACTCCTCCAGACACCGTCAGGGCCACGAAACTGCCATGTCCATGTCCCAGCACCACTTGCAAGGTGCGCGCTTAATGTCGCCCAACCACGACACGAAGTACCCCGACCACTGTCGGTTGCGGTATCGGTATCGGTGGTTAGAGTTCCGTAATCTATATAATTAGAAATACTTGCCATGAGATTTTCCTCTTAAAAGAAAAGGGGGCTTGCTACACCCCCTTTGATTTACTTCTTGACAGCCTTCTTCTTAGCAACCTTTTTCTTGGTCACTTTCTTCTGGTCATCTACCGGACGCCGTCTCATGCTTCATAT